ATGTCCTCACTGGCCTTTGTATTCAAATCTGCAACGCGCTCATTGTACGCGTCAATAATGTCAGTCTTTTTCTTAGCATATGCTTTTTCTATATTTTCAAGAGTTTTTTTGTTGGCCGCGTACGCCTTTGAGTAATCTGCGTTCCAGTCGTCCTCGTTTTTCTTGAGTTCGTCGTTTTTCTTTTTGGTAATTTTGAGTTCAAGGTCAGCGTACTTTTGTTTAGTGTCAACAATTTTTTTGTCGCGCTTTACCAACTCATCTGCTTGCTTTTGAGAGCCTTCAAGAATTACTTTATTCATATCAACATAAAGTTTGCTTACGTCGTCATTGGCTTTTTTGACGTCTGCAATATGTTCTTTTGCCGCTTTGTCTGCTGCGGCTTTTGCGGCTTTTGCTGCGGCGGCGGCGGCTTTAAGTTGGTCTGCGGTTACAGTTGTTGGGTTTGTTGCTGTTCCAGTTTTGCCCGTTGTTGCGTCTGGTGTTGTACCGCCAAAACTAGGTAATTTAATTTTTTTATCAGCAAGACCGTCTAGTGTTTTTTTATACGACTCAACCTTTTTTGCGGCAGTGTCAAAAAACTTACCGACGTTGTCAATGGCCCCGTTTATTTCTTTTAACGCGGTACCAGCACCTTTAACGCCAAGCATTTCAAGACCTTTTAGCAATAGACGCATAGGCCCAGTAACTACTTTTAATACGCTTGTTGCATATAATCCCATAAATTCTATGAGGTAACTGAGTGCGGTTAACCCTGCCTTGCCAATTTCAATCATTACTTTTCTAAAAGTTTCACTCTTATTCCACGCTAACACGAAGCCAGCGGCCAAAAGTGCAATAGCGGCAACTACTACCCCAATTGGATTTTCTCGCAGGGTCCAGTTGAGTTTAAGCATAGACGCGGCTAGTCCATTGGTTGAAGCAATAGACGCTAATTGTCCGCCGCTCATTAAAACTTGAGCAACTGCATACGCGGTCTGCACTGCCTTACTAATTGCAAGAATTGCGTTATATGCTTTTATTGCGACAACTGCGGTCAAAATAATTGCGGCAAACGCTCCAATTGTTTCTTTATTTCTTGCTAATAAACTAAAAAACGGTGCTAGGAATTTGTTGTAAAGGTCTCCAATAGTTTTGCCGATAGTTAGCAATACAGGTTGGACGTTGGTAATTAAATCACGGGCAAAATCTTGAACCTTATCTTTAGCGCGTGCAACTCCACCTGCAAAAGTATCGCCAGCGGCTTTTGCTGCCCCGCCAAACTCTCGGTTTACTTCCGCCAAAATAATCTTTTGAGCGCCAAGCACGTTGCCCGCGTTGACCATAGTTTTAATTTGCGCTTTTTGTTGAGCGTCAAACGTAACGCCGACTTTAGTTAGCGCTGTAACACCCTTAATTGGGTCATTGAGAGCCTTGCCTAATTGAATAGACGCGGACTGCATGTCTGAACTGAGCGCTACTGAAAGGTCAAGCGCGGCTTTAGTTGTTTGGTTAAATATGTCGTTACCCTTACCCGCTGCATTGCGGATTTGAGTAAAGGTAGCAATTACGTTTTCACCGTTTAGAATTATGTTTTCGTCAACTGAGGATAGTTGTTCAAGCGCTGCGGCTTGCTTTTTTAGACCGTCAACACTTATGCCAGCCGCGTTTCCAGTTGATTCAATTACCGCCGCTGTTTTGCTTAGTAGTACCTCGTACTCTTGAGCGTCTTTTATGGCGTCAACCATGGCGGTTCTAATCATGTTCAAGCCCGTGGCCATAACGTTGCCAGCAAATACACCCGCTGCGGTAGCCTTAAACTTCTGTAAAAACCCGCCTTGCTTCTCGACAGTTTTGCCGAAGTCGTCAAATTTGCCGTTGAGTTGTTGCATTTGCGCCTGTATTTTGGCGGTCTCAAGTTGTAACTCAATAAGCATTGGAGGGATTACATTGGCCATGTTATCCCTTCAATCGTGACTTAAAATTCGTGGTAAATATGTTGTTTAGTTTGCCGCTTCCAACTAAATAACCGACCGCTGGTACTAAGAAAGGATACCGCACGCCTGACTTCCAGCGTGGGCTACCCAATTCAACTGCACGCGCATACTCAACAGTCGGCCCGATAGTTGCGATATAACTGCCAAACCCATAACGTATTTCAGTAGTAATAGAGCGTCTTAATGTGCCAGTTACAACGTTAGGGCCAGGGCCAGTTCCAGAGATATGTCCTTGGCCTCTTTTGTGCGTGCCAGTGTTAGCGTTTAATTTTGCTTGACGCTCAATTGCGAGCGCGGCCATAGATATACCGTATTGGGCGGCTTGCTCGTAGTTGTCAACAGACCTGTCAATAGCGTTAATGACGTCCTGCATATTTTTAACAACTATTGCACCCATTAGGATTACCTATTCTGCCCTCTCGTTTTTGATTTCCTCAACCATGTTGCCAATAGCAATAAGCCAATCCGCGGTTTCAGCGGGAAGGTTATCTACCTGTTCTGGCGTCCAACCAAAACGTTCGGCCATGGTGTAGTAAAACCACTGTTGGTCAGGATAAGTGAGTGACTCATTTCTTGAGCCGCCCTGGAGTACCCATTTTAATCTTTCGAGTTGTCGGCGGGCGCTTTTGGGTCTGCCTCATTTGCGTCTGTTTTTGCAAGTGAGGGAAACAATGACTTTTGTGCCTCAGCGGTTGCTTCAACTAACGCGTCATAATCAACAATTTCAAGGTCGTCTAATGACTCCATTTTGACGCTAGGGATAATCAAATCAAATGACCATTCCTCAACAAGCATTGCAATAATTGTGTCACCTAATGCAAGTGCTTTTGAAATGTCGCCAGTAATGTTTTCGCCAGCCTTCATAACATTTTTACGGTCACGGACACGTAGCAATGAAGGGTCTTTAAGTGTGACGGTTGCGCCTGAGGGTAGTGTTACTTTTGTTGACATATTTGCCTCCTGATAGTTTGCCTTCCTAAATCATACTAAAAATACGCAAGCGGGGCGGGGCAACGGGAAGGCGTACGTTGCCACCAGACCCCCGCTTGCTAGATATTATGCGTAAGTGCCAGAAGCCTTAGCGTTCTTTAGAACCCATTTGATAGGTGAGTATCCAGCAGAAGTTCCTGCGTCTGTGGTGTTACCAAGAGCGTTAATGTCAACTGAAATTTGTACAAAATCAGAACCGCGGTCAATTGCGGCTGCAACATAAGCACCTTTTGTTAAGGTTGCTTGAATTTGAACCGCTGTTGCGCCTGTTCCGTAAGACCAGTTGAATACTAAGGCTGGTTGAGTGTTTGTTAGGTAGCGAGTTAATTCAGTATCGGCTTCCATTACAAAAGTAATTTTGCCAGTTACTTCAAGCGCGCCAAGAAATACGTTATATGGGTTTTGAGTTGTTGCAATTCCGTAAACAGGAGTCACTGGACGCTTCATGTCAATTGAACCGCTAATGCTGTTTGAAATTGTTGAACCGCCAACAGTTACCGCGCCTTGCCAAACCTGTGTAGGTAGGACAGCCGAGAAACTAGGTGTAGGTGTTGAGGCTGCCGCGCTCGCCCAACCTGTTGTTTTAGCGTCATATTCAAGCATGCCGTCAGCATTAAACTTCAATGAAAAGTCGCTGAATTGCACACCTGGGTAAGCGCGTACTGCCGCTGCATAAAAATCAGTAATTGTGTATGAAATTGGTTGCGCGTCGGCTGCCGCTGTTGGTGAGTTTTTCAATGAAATTGTGTGTGTGTAAGGTGCGCTTGCTCCAACAGTTGAAACGTCGCCCAAAAGACCAGCAATTGAATAACCAACAGTGTCAGCAAATACTGAACCGCTGAAATCATAAGTTGAGCGAGTACGTCCTGGGACATAGTTGTAATTCTTAACTAACGAACCGCGTAAACCTTCATCAAAAAGCGGGTCAATAACGTCAACAGGCTTTAGGCTGCTCGCCATTACTGGAAGGAAATCGGTTGGGGCTACTGCGGTACCTTTAGTTGCTTCTTTTGCGATACCTAAATAACTGCGGACACTATTTTGTACTGACATGTATTCACTCTCCTACTGTTGAGTCTGACGCGGCAGACGTTGCTATTGGTGCGGTTGGAATTGGTTTTACTGCACCTGTTGTAACAAGCGCTGAATTAAAGTCCTCTGGAACTTCAAATGACTCATTTGGTTTTACTGTCAGGCCAAGCGTAGGGAACACACGCTCGTCTGTGCCGATATATGTTACTTTCATGGTTGCTCCTAGGCTTGTATCATTTCAGTTACGTCAAATTGTATCTCAGCAAACGTTTCCGTGGCGGTGCCATTTTCGGGACTTGCTGGCTCTCCGTATGTACAGTTAATTGCTGGTTCAGCGCCTTGCCAGACAAGCGTCCCAGTTGTATCACCGAAATTATGGTCAGCGCGAAGGCGGCTTTTAATGCTGTCAATTAAAACGTCAAAATCAGCCATGGCTTGTTCTGAGTTGCGTTCTAAAGAGTGCTGGTACACCTGCAAAATTACAGAATAGTCAATACGTTTCCAACCGTTATGAGCGCCGCCAATTGCGATACGGCTTTCATTTTCTGACGCAATAAAAATAACCATAGCAGCGCGAGACAATTGTCCTGGTTGAGAGTTAACTTGATAGTTAATGCGTTTTGGAAAAGACGTAAATATCTGGTTGAGGTTGGCTATGTTGCCTGTTGTTAACCAATTGTAAAGGGTCGCGCGAACCCCAACGCGGCCCGCCATTAACGAATCCGTCGGTAAAGGTCAAGCATGCCAATAGCAATTTGCATTTCAGAGCCAAATCGTTGAGCGCCAGACACGGTGCCACTTGGTTGAGTGGTTATGTTCATGGTTAAAGAGTTGTCCCCGCGTATTTTTAGGAAAGCCGTTGTAATGAGGATACAAGCCTCTTTAATTGTTTGGGGTAGATTACCGAAGGAGACGCCCGCTGCGTGGCTGTATGCCAGCGCTGAGGCCAAGGGAACGGTAGTTGAACCGTAGGTATAGGAAGTTGCAACCTGTACGGTTTCGCTTTGAGCGCCGTCGTAGATACGCATTTTCATACCTGGCACAATGCCGTCAACAGTCTGTACGGTCATGCTTGTTGCGGCGGCTGTTGCGGTTGCAATGAGATTATTAACGTATCCAGAAGTGTACTGATAAGTAACAAAAATAGGCTGGCGTGGAGCCGCGGCCACTCCAAAAGATAGCGGCCCTTGAGATGAGTAAGTTGTTGCCAATTGTGACAACGGAATAATAATTTGCTGGTCTTCAAACCAGACTTTTGAACAGTCGCTTAGCGCTGTAAGGCTATTTGGGTCAGTGCCATAAGAAAAACTTTGTAGTGAAATAACTGGGTTGTTATTTGGGTGCAACGCGATAAAACCTTGAGACGTCATGCGGGTACGCTGGTTTTCAACCTGAGTTGAAGCATTTAAGTTTTGATTAAGGTACTCGTCCATAAAGGAGGAGGCGCGCAAAATAGCGTTTGCTAGTTCAGCGTCTTGAGCAGCGGCATTTCCACCGACTACTAAATTGTCATAGTCAATAGCGGTTGGCGCGGCTTTATATTCTGCGACGGTAACGTATGGGTTCTCACTAAACGGGTGTTGAGTTGTTACGCCAGTTGCCATTAGTCTCCGTCTTTCTGTATTGCCTCAGTAACGTGGCCGCAACGTCCGCATTTAAGGAACCAACTGCCAAAACCACACTCTGAGCAAGTGTATCCAAGACCGCCGTTTGTCGTTGGCCCCATAAGGCTTGCCTCAAAAAAACCTTCGGCTTTCATTGCGCGCGCGTGAGACGCATTTTCAACATTGTATAAACCGCCTTTATCTGGGCGATAAGTTTTGTTACCAATTGCTGTTTCTCTAACGCCTTTATCTGGTGCTACGTATTTTGCCATGATTGCCCTCTTTCAATTACTAAATAAGTAAGGGGAGTGCGCCTGTTCAAATATGACGCACTCCCCTTTCGCCTTACGTATTAAGCAGAAACAATACCTGAAACTGCACCGTTCCATGCTGGAGCAGTACAGAAGAAGGTTCCGCGGAAGTATGTGCTGAATTCATACGCAAACTGAGTTACTGGCCACTGGATACCCATGTAGTCCTGAACTAGGAAGTTTGACCAAACGTCCGATACCTCAGTATCAGGGATTGGAAGTGTGAATGAAAGCACTGGAGATACACCCTGTGGAAGCCATGGGTGTACTTCTAGGTCAACAGACTTACCTGTAACTTCGTTCTGGAGACCAGTAACGATTGAGCCATAGGTAGTGCCGCCTGTACCTGGATTGTCAATGGTTAGACGGTAGTTAGCAGTTGAACCTGACTTGATTGCGTCAGATAGTTGCTTACGGTCATTGCCATTTAGCAATACTAGGTCTGGGTCAGCCTTTACTGAGTCATATAGACCAGCAAATACTGTTTGATATTCCGCGCCTGGGTTAGAGGTTGAGAATATTGCGTTAATTGCGTTGTTGTAACCTGAGTTAGCACCAAGAACAGTAGGCAAAATACCGTCGTAGCCTGTTGCATAAGCAGAAGTATCTGCTGAGGCACGTGAGGCTGCGGCTGTTGTTGTCTTTAGTGGTGCTGTGTTACCTGTTGTTTGTGTTGAAGCGGCGCCCTGCACTGTGAAAGTACCAACGCCCTTAAGTGTTCCTTGATACTTCAAGTTAGCAGCGCCAGTTGTAGTTCCAACGTAAATGTTGTAACCAAGTGCGCCCGCTACCGCTGTTGCAACTGAAACAGTAAGAACCTGTCCTGAGGCAACAACCTGTGAAGTTTCTGTACCAAGAATTGACTCACCGAAACCTGAACCTGAGATACCTGCGTCAGCGGTTACGTTGATGTAATAAGTAGTTGCGGCTAATGCTGTTTGACCTGTTGCCGCTGTTGGTGCTGCCTTTGTAAATGTAGGTGCTGAAAGAGCGCCTGAATATCCTGAGGCTGTACCGCGTGCCATCAACATCATACGTTCTTCCATAAGCATAGTTGCGTATAGAGTTGAAGTTGATGATAGTTGACGTAGGTCTTGATAACCCATACCTGAGAAGTTAGCGTCAAATGACACTGAGTCAGATAGTGAGTATGAGTTGTAAGGCAGGATTAAATCGTCCGCTGCATAGGCAATTTTTGGCCCGCGCTCGTAGTTGATTGAACCGAAAGCGGTTGTTGTTGACTCAGTAATTCCTGGCCATGTGTTGCCGACTCCGCCTGTACCTGTACCTGTATAACCAAGAATACGCTTGACACGGTGTGATGTGCCAACGCCCTTCTTGCGTGGGATACGGTTACGTAGTGGTGTTGGACGTGGTGTTAGTAACTTAGCAGGTGCTTCAAGGTCAAAGGCTGCAAAAGATGTTGATAATGGAGATGTTAGAGTTACGTCTTTTTGAATTTCCTGCATTGCAACACGTTGTGAAGCAAGCGCGGTATTCAAGTTTGCAAGAGCGTCTGGTGTAAGTGACTTGTTAGCAACAAGTGACTCAATTGCTGTTAGTGGGTCTGCGGAAGGCGCTAGTCCTGGAACAGATGAACCGTGTGAAAGGGCTTTACCGAGTGACTCGGTGTATTCCTCCATGCGGTTTGCTGCCTCAATAGGTGCTGCGTCCCCGAACAAATCCTTAGCGCGTGGCATTTCGGCCATGAGTGGGTGTTCCTTTCGGTTAGTTTGACTCGGCTTCGGCGGCTTTAGCAAAATATTCTTTTGCCATTAAGCCGTAACCCTTAGCCAAATCTGGGTCGGTTGTTGCGTCTGCTTTAGCCTTGTATGTTGCTGCCTTAACCAATAAATCTGTTGACGCGTGGTCTATTGGCTTTACGGTGCGCTTAGGGCCACCGCCGACGGCAAGACTTTTAGCCGTTAATAACTCCGACTCTAAACCTACTGCCTTCTCAATTGCTGCCTCATTTGCAGCAGTCAAGTTGGCAATCTCTGATTTGAGAGACTCGGTAGCATTTTTAAGTGCTTTTTCCACAAGGGCTTCTATCTTTTCTGTAAGTTCATCACTTTCAGAAACTTTTTCGTCCTCAACTGGAGTAACTTCCTCAGTTGGTGTTGCTTCCTCTACTGGAGTTTCAATAGGCGCTTCAACTGGAAGTTCAACTTCCTCAGCCTCGGCGGACTTAGGTGCTTCGTCTGGAGTAACCATTTCCGCTGTTGAAACGTCGTCGCGGCCATGTGTATCTTGCGGAATACCGCAACCACATTCAAGACATTTATGCGCTTCCGCGGATTTTACAAAACCGCCAGCACACTTGCACTCTTTCTCCATTTTGTCGCACTCTTTACACATCATTTCTTTATCAGAGTCCGCTGCCATTTCAATATTTTCCTTGTTATCCATAACTTCTCCTTCTGATTCCTCGCCCTCGTACCAGGCAAATAGGTGGTGTACTGCGGCTAGTAGGTGAGCAATAGACATTTCCTCATTGCTGTCCTCTGTTGCCATTTCATTTGCTTCAACAACAATGAGTTGCGCTAGTGCTGTACGAGCGCTGTCATATAGTTTTTGGTCAAACTTTTTAATGTCACCTGTTGCCAGGGACTTGGCTGTTTCAACCAGTTCAATTGCTGTATTCATTTGACTACTTTCTGCGTCGGCGCTCTTTTTTGTTTTCTTTTTGTAAGTGCCACCGCGCTTTTTGTACTCGCGTACTGTCCAGGCGTTTGCTACTGCGGAAGGATAAACGTCAAACTTGGCCTTAGCCTCGCCCTTTACGCGATTGTAAAGTTCTTTGTCAGCGGGTTCTGAGTTGCCGCCGCCAGAGTTAATGGCTGCATAGTTAGGTTTCTTTTCCTCTTTTTCAATAAGTTGCTCTACTTTCCACATACCGCTTTCACCTTCAACGCTCTTGGCTAATACCAATTGACAATTAGGATTTGCGGGACGGTCAACAAGACTTACTTCAACAATTTGTCCGTCAACAATACGCCCGTTTGCAGCCTTTGTGTCACGGATAACACGTGGAGATTTAATCCCAATACTAAAACCTTTTAACACTCCAGTATCAACTTTTTTAACTGAAATTGGGTCAACAACAAGTGCGTGTATGTAATGACCGTCTGACTTTTTTTCATATTCTTTTGCAACACCTGCCGCAATTGAGGAGTGTTGTTCACGGATATTGCCGCCTGACTTGAACCATTCTGGCATTGCTGTATCTAACCAAATTGGGTCACAAATTTGTTGGTCAATGTCAAGAGAGTCGTCTGTCGCTTTGCCGTAAACCATAAGAGTACCGTCGTCATTTTTATCAGCCTTTACAATTGCAAAAAATGCGGTTGTTAAATCGTTCACGGTTGCTTTCTCTCCTTTAGCCATTTGATTACGCCGAGTAAGTTACTACGACTGCTCCAGCGGCCGTTGCTGCGGCTGAAATTGCATAAATTTTATCTCCGCCGTCTAACCACAATTGAAATGAACCGCTTGCGGCAATTGAACGGCCAATAGTTGCACCGCTTGTTGTAATTGAAGTGTCACCAATATAAATTGCGCTTGAATGTCCGTTGTAAATTTGCACCGCGCGAGAACGTCCAATGCCAGCGGGAATTGCTGCAATTAAAGTGGGCGTTGTCTGAACTGTATTGTTTAAGTGAACCAATGCCATTTATATCTCCTTAGGGCCGAACGTAATCATAACATTACGAGAGTGCAAGCGTATCTAAATAATCTTGGCCGCCACTAGGGTCGTCCTCCATGCCCGCAATAACTGGGAGTAAAGCGCACCGACAATTTGGGTGAACAGGTGGCTCAGTATCCCCGCTGTTAAAAGACGTACCAATAGTTACTACTTGGCCTTCATTTGGAGCGCATATATCGCAAGGATTAGCACCACTCCACTCTACTTTTTCTAAACCATAATCTTGATACCGCTCAATAGTGGCAACACTTATGGCGCGGTTCTGCTCAGTAATGGCAATTGTTAACGCTCTAGCAGGGTCGCCAATTTTATCTAACATGACCCTGGCTGCCTTTTGAGGCGAAAACCCTGCGGCAATTGAGTCCGCTAGTGCTGTGCCGATACGGTCATAACCAACCTTGGCTATTGCGTCACTGGTTATGTTTGCTTTAGCCAGTAATCGTTGAAACGCGCCATTAGGTCTAAGGATTAACGCGGCTGCTCTGTTGCCTGGTTTCCAATTGGCCCAATCAACGTAAACGTCACTCGCTTTATTTGCGCGACGTGCTTTAACTACTGCCTCATTTGCAGAATCAACACCTAATAAAAAACCGTCTGCCCAGGTTTTAATAACGGCGGCTTTAATTGGCGCCGTGTCAATTTGAACATGCAACATGGCCCAGGCTCTTGCGCGAGCGCGGTCTTGGACATTGTTATCTGTTACAAAAGGGTGTGTATGTTGATAGTCCTCAAAAATTTGACGTGCGTCAATTGACCTACGTATTGCAGCGCGTATTTTTACTGAGTTCTTAGCAGCAATGCGCCCGTCAGCCTTATGAGCGCCCCAAATCATGAAATATATGCCTTGGCTAGTGACCTAGCAGTTTCAAGGTCGCCTTCAAGGGCGCAACGGTTAAGGGCGTCAGCAACAACTGAGTCAATTAGTTTGAACTCAAAATCACGGCCACGTTTACCTTTGTTTGCCCATTTCATAAACGCTTTGACCTCAGCGGCTACTTCCTCTTTAGGAGGCTCAACCTGTTCTTGAGATATTTCAGTTTCACCGTCTTGCTCAAGTTGAGGAGCAGAAGCCTGGTCGTCAGGCTTGACAATACCTTCGGGACTAAATAAATAAAGGGTATTACCTGCTAATAGCAACGGCATATCCGCTTGAGGTGTGTCTAATAGAGGTAAACCCAATTCGCTGCGGCGTTCGTTTACTGTCTTACCCGCGCCTTTTACTTCAATGTCTGACTTACGTGCAGCGCTTTCGTCGTCAAGACGCTTGCTTGACATTAAACGGAATTCTAATTCGCGCGGCATACCAAGATAAGCGTAGGAAAGATTTGTAATCATTTTGTTTAACCAGTTGACAATAGGTTGAGAACCCAGTGCTTCTCCAGATTGGGCTTGACCCTGTTGGTGTCCCCCGCCGCCTAAACCAGACTTAGGTGTGTAACCAATTTCAGTTGGCTGCACTCCGAAGTGTCCACAGATTGAGGCAATCAAAAAGTCGTCAAGTGTGTCCTTGAATTTCTCGCCGTATGTAGTGTTGACCACTGGCAAAATACCTTGAGGCAATAAACGGGCGCGTTTACGTTGTTCTGTTTGACCCGCTAAATCGTCATTGAGGATATTTTCATAAGCGCGCAATAAGTCTGGGTTAGTACCCCATGTTGCGTCAGTTGTAAACATGGTTTCAGGAAGTACGCCGTCTGTGTACTCAGCGCGTATCCATTGTTGACGTCGTAAATAAATATCGGCTAATGAGAGTGCTCGCTCTACTGGAGATTGTCCATAGACGCTAGTGGTTCTACGATTACGTACCATGTAAGCCAGGTCGTCGCTAGTAAACTCGCCGTCCGCTTTAGGGTCGTCATTGTTAGCACTAAACTCAGCGCGCGGGAAACCATAAAGTATCTGTTGAAACGCTGGCGCTGGAGCCATTGGACGCATGCCTCTGTCGTCAAGTAGCGGCTTAATGGTTGCACCGTCAAGAATTTGCAAACCGTAAAGGTCTCCGCCTACTGTCTTTTGTGGCCACACTGCAAGCGCGTCAATGACAAGCAACTCCTCAAGAGCAATCATTAACCAGTCTGTAAAAGTTAAACCGTTTGCTTTATCTGGGTTTTCCCAAAATGTGCGTACTCGGTCAATTTCGTCGTTAAGTCCTTCGCGTGCTTTAGCCATTGCGCGAACATGATCGCCTCCAGACATTGCTACAATTTTTTCGCTTGCGTCTGTGCCAATAATAATGTCCCACTCAAGACCAACTACTTTTGATTTAAGCACTTCAATACAACGGCGTAAAATATCTATTTGGTCTGCCGCTGCTCGTAATGTTTTGAACGGCACTAAGCGCGTTTCTGTAATGTTTATGTTTTGAGCAACCTGGTATTCGTAACGGCGTGGGTCTGGACGCCCGTCTGCACGTAATGGGTTGATAGCGCCTGGAGTAATTGGGTTGCCAGGGCCAAACGGCACCATTGACAACCAAGGGTTTCTTTCTAAGGGTGTGTTGTTGCCATAACTTTGACCAATAGCGCCAGCGGCTTGTCTCATTTGGTTTTCAGTTAATACTCCCGCGCCCGCTGGTAAATTAGGAGCGGCTTTTTCTAAATCTGTTGTTGCTATTGCTTTTGCGATACGGTCTCTAAGACCCATGGTATCTCCCTAGTTATTGCCCCTTGTATTTCAGGCTTCGGTAATGGTATCAGGCGTTTGCGCTAGTAGCGTATATTCGCCTTGACCGCATTGAACGCAAATTGTGTAAACCTGTGGCTGAGACTCATTACGTGTTTCGCTGTAATCTGTATTACAACAAGTTGAAACATAATTATATTTTGTAACCATTTTTGCTCCTAGTAGTAAAGTAAAATTGCTCCATCGCCACCATTGCCAGCCTTGCCTAGTGTTGAACCAGCACCACCGCCACCGCCTCCTGAACCACCGTTACCGCCAGCATTAGCAGAACCAGCAGCACCTGCTCCTAAGTATCCTGCTCCACCACCGCCGCCACCAAAAGTTATTCCAGTGCCAGTTGAACCTGCGCCACCAGCAAAAAAATCACCAGTACCGCCAGCACCACCTGTGCCAACACCTGCTGTTCCTGCTGCTCCACCGCCACCGCAAATCAAACCTCTACCACCAGCAAATGCAGTAATTGTTCCAGTGACTGTTGTTATCCCTGCTCCGCCACCTGATGAAACTCCAACGCCACCAATAGCAGCAACACCAGCGCCAGCGGCATAACCCACTAAGGTTGCTGAAACAGCAGGTGCGCCTGTATAAGAAACCGTTGATACTGAACCTGAGGCAGTTGTTGCCCCACCACCTGCACCGCCACTTGTTGAGTTTTGTCCACCTGCACCGCCACCAGCAAGAACCATTCCATAAATACTTGAACCACCGTTAGCGCCAAGAGCAGAAGTTGTTGTACCAGTTCCGCCTGCTCCAACAGTTGCGTTACTTGTTATCCAAGTCCAACCAGCAGAATAACCGCCCGCACCACCGCCACCACCGCCACCTGTAGTTTGTGTTGAACCTGCTCCACCACCACCAATAACAACTGCATAAACTCTTTGAATACCAGTTGGAATTACAACAGATGAAGTTGTAGCAGTAATAGTTTGTCGCAATTTAAGTCCATAAGGCACATCACTGAATGATGAATTTTGATAAATGTTTACACTCATTGTTTGCTCCTAATAGAAAAGATAAAGTATTCCTGCGCCGCCAGTTCCTTGTGCTACACCGCCACCGCCGCCACCACCGCCTAAACCACCGTTGCCACCAGTAGTTCCAGAGGCAGCAGTTCCAGCGCCAGCAATGCCAGAACCGCCACCGCCAGCACCATTTGCGTTTGTACCTGTTGTTCCTGCACCGCCAGCAAGAAATGCACCAGTTAAAATGTTAATCCCGTTACCGCCGTTGCCACCTGTACGAGCACCGCTTGAACCTGTGGCTCTACCAGCACCGCCACCTACTAAACCTGAACCACCATTGCCACCACCACAAGTTCCAGAAGTTTGATTATTATTACCACCGCCGCCACCAGAGATGCCATCTCCACCATTTCCAGCAGTAATGGTTGAAGTTCCTAATGTACCTACACCAGTACCGCCTGAACCGCCAGCGCCAATACCGCCGTTTGGATTAACAGCACCTGGGTTTCCAGAAGCAGGTATACCCCAATAATTTATTGAACCTGCGCCACCATTTCCGCTATAACCGCTTGCTCCTGCACCCGATGCGCCACCGCCACCGCTACCAAGAGAACCAGCAGCAGCGGTATTACCGCCAATTCCTTGAGCAATGGCACCGCCACCAGCAATTATATTTCCATAACGAGTGTAACCACCAGTTCCTGTTCCCCCTGCTCCTACAACGCAAGTGCTATTTGCTAAAGTCCAACCCCAAGCAACACCACCTGCGCCGCCACCTGCACCCGATGCGCCACCACCACCACCTACACAAATTGCATAAACCCAAGTAACTCCAGCAGGAATTGTGACTGATGTATCGCCCGCATTTTTTGTTTGTTGTAAAAATAAACCGTATGGCAAAATTGCCGAAGTGTTAGCAAATGGTGTGATACTAGAACCAGTCATACCAGTTCCTACCGATGCGCTTGCTTGTCCTCTGCGGTTAGGATTAGCCACTATGAAATCCTGTTTACATAACCTGAAATTGTAATAACTGAGGCTGTTGCGGCAAAAGCATAAACTGTATTTGCTACAGAACCTGTGCCAGTTAAAGGCAGACCAGCAACGATAAGAACGTCACCTGATTGTGGTGAAAGAGTAATTGGTTTTGCGTGTTGCACTGAACCAGTGCCACCAAATTGAACTGTTAATACAACAGGAGAAGTTGAAGTGTTGTTTGCATATAGCCAGACTTCGTCAATAGTTGCTGATGAAGTTCCTGTTGCGTGAATTGTTGTACCAGTTGAGGCAGTTTGAACTACCGTGATTGGTTGCCCTTGTGTTGAACCTGAGAGCAAAATCTTTGTATAAGTTGCCATTGTATTATCCTATCCAAATACCTGTTGAGAAATTACACTTTGGTCTGAATCATATATTGCTGTTCCTGTTGCGCCAGTTGGGCCAGTTGCGCCGTCAGTTCCATTAGTGCCAGCAGCACCAGTCGCACCAGTCGCACCTGTAGCCCCTGTATTGCCTTGAATACCTTGCGCACCTGTTTGACCTGTTGCGCCCGTTGCTCCAGTTAATCCTTGAATACCTTGAATACCCTGTGCGCCAGTAGCACCAACCGCCCCTGTATCGCCTTTTGCGCCAGTTGCTCCAGTATCACCCTTTGCTCCAGTTGCCCCAGTAGCGCCAGTATCACCTTTAGCACCAGTCGCACCGACCGCACCTGTATCGCCTTTTGCCCCAGTTAAACCAGTAGCCCCAGTTAAACCAGTAGCACCAGTTAAACCTTGAGCGCCAGTTAAACCAGTAGCACCAACCGCGCCCGTTGCTCCAGTTAATCCTTGTACGCCTTGCGGAATACCAAAATTAAGTATTGCTGCGGTAGTTGAACCAGTATTAGTAACTGTCGCAGATGTACCAGCAGATAAGGTTGTTGTAGCACCGATTGTTACCGTTGCTGCACCGTTTGGACCTTGAGGGCCAGGCGAAGTGACTTGAATTGTTGAAGTAATTGGTTGAACAATAATTACATTGTCACTCATCGTGTTACCTGAGCCAATACCGTTAATTGACCTTGCACTAAACGAGTTACAATATTTGAACTGGAAGTTATTTCTAAATCGTAATTATAAATTCCAGCGACTAATGCGGTTGTTTGCGCCGCTGTTGCGTGAACGGCTACTAAACCAGTTGCGGCAGTAATTGCTATTCCATTGCTAGGACTTGTCAATGAAAGTGAAGCAATGGTGCTATCTGTTGGGGCGCGTAATTGCATAGCGGCGGTATAACCAGTTAAATTGATTGCCACGCCAGAACTATCTTGATATGTGAAATTGATATACCAGTCTGCGCCCTGGTCAATTGTGGTGTTGTAAACGGAAGCCATGTATCTCCCCTAATGAAAACGTTGGGTAATCATAGCGTGTTAGCCTCTGGCTTCATTGGCGCGCCACACTTTGAGCAATACGGCATTGATTTCGGCATAGGCAAACCGCATGCAGGGCAGAAATTAGCGAGCGCGTTTAGATAGTTAGTAACGTTTGAGGTACCTAATAAGTCGGCAAACGCTTGCACCATTGCGTCAAGACGGTCTGGAGAATTGGGTACGTCTGGAGTCCAGGTAGTCATTTGGTCTTCCAAAACGTCAAAACTTCCTACGTGGCGAATGCGGCCTTGTTCATACATTGCAGCAACAGGTTCGGCTCTAAGTTTTTTACCGACATGCGCTCGCACTTCTCTAATGGGCAAACCTAAACGCACCTGTTTCAAAACTGCCGCAACCATATCGCCACCTTGGTTTACTTCAATCAAAATTGAATCTGCTTTATGTTTGTCAAATACCTCAACCGCTTTAGTTGCCCAGTCCAGCGGACTGCCCTTAAAAGAATAATCGGCTAACACGTAACCATTGCCTTGACTGTCACTGCCGCAAACGATAATGCCCGTTTCATCACTTGCTTGAGTATTGGTAACGGCGGGGTCAATTGATACGGTTATACGGCCCATAGGAGGCGCTAGGGTCACTCTGTTACGGTCAATGACTCCACGCGTCCACAGTGCGCCTTCTACGTCCTCTAATAACTCTCCGTACAACTCTTGACGGCCAACTCTTGTACCGTTGTAACGCGCTTGCAATTCAATAAGCGCCGCGCCCGATAAATTAGTTGCGTTGTCAAAAGTTGAGCCACGCGTAACATGCACCGACCCGTCTGTACGGGCTACCCATTCCCTAAGTATCTGGATAGGTTTGGGTGTCGTAGTAATACAGGCTTTTGGGTGTTTACCGATACGCAATGCTGGAGCAATACCTTCAAACCAAGTTTCATACGGATAGCGCCACTTGGCTACCTCGTCTGCCCATACTCCAGCCAGGTTAAAACCACGGCCAGCGTCAGGATTGTCTGCTCCAAACATGTGAATTCTTTGGCCTTGTTTAAAGTTGACCTGCCATAACGATTTGTTATATGTGAAGTCCACGTCTTGTTTTAAGCCTAAGCGCTCCAGCACTCTTAACATGCCGCTAGGCCCTTCAATGCACATAATGCGGGTATCAGAGAAAGTCTCAGCAATAATTGCCCATTCAGTAGGCGTGCCGTCTGGTGCAAAAGGTTGAGCCATTACTTGTTGAGCCAACCATTCGCTGCCAGTACGGGTTTTACCCCAACCGCGTCCGCTAAGAATAAGCCAGACGCTCCAGTCTCCAGGTGGCTCTTGTTGTTCTGGACGGCCAATAAACCACCAAGGTCTGCGGATTAAGTCCTCAGAAGCGCCCTCAGGGAGTTTAGCAACGCGTTCTAAAGCCTCATCTTTAGTTAAGGATTGCATTTCCTCAAATAAACTTTGTGACACTTGCCCTCCTTACTGCGAACTTTTGCCCCCGCCTGGGTGGAGGCAAGGGCTAAGTCCAGCACTCAACTAAGTTACTTATTTTTCACTTAGCGGTATTAAGCGTCTCCGCCTAATTCTGTTGTTTCCTCAACTATTACAACGTCCTCGGTTATCTCCTCAGTTGTCGTATGGCCTAGCATTTCAAGTAAAGCCGTTCTAGCGTCAACCCGTGTTGAGTTAATTTCAATGGGTCTGCCATTAGCGCCAGTAAGTTCAATTTGATTGCGGTCTTTACGGCCCCAACGGTCATAATGTTTACGCTCTAAATACCAAGCGGCTGCCGTCCAGGTGTTTTGCGCTGCGGCTTGAATCAACGTCACGTTGCGTACTTCTGCAACTGCCTCCGCCTTTTTTATAGCCTCCAGATATTCCGCGTAAGGGGTTTCTCCAGACTCGCCTTTCTTGAGCCAGTCGTAATGAGTGCTTACGCCAATACCAGCATAGTCAGCGGCGGTTGGAGCGTAGTTACCACCTTCTATTGCTTGCACCATTTTGGCTTGAATAGCGTCGTTTAAGATTGTTGTACGTCCCACAATTGTCCTTCGTTCGGGTTGTAGAGGTTTGGTTCCTCTAATGGTAAAGAGTGTAACCAGTTTAACGCATTAGGTCGCTCTACTATTTCGCGGCTTACTCCATACCAAGTTTCTAGGAACGTTTCATAGTTGCGGCCATAAGGCGGTTGCCAGCCGTCAGAGATTAAGTCACACCATTTTTGCCAAGTTGGTAAATCCTTAAACCGTCTATGGATAGCCATGTGGCAAGAGAAACACACGCCAAAAGTTTCATATAGGTTGGAGTAGTCTTCGCTGTGTGAGTGTATTGTGGCGCCTTCTTGCTCAGTTAAGTTACATGCTTTACAGGAGATAGGTTTCCTAAGTTTCCCGCTTGCAAATAATGTCCGTTGCTTGTTGGCTTGCTTTGTTCTGTACGCTCCTGGGAACCCGTTGTATGGGTTAACTGTCATATCGCCTCCGATAAAGTTAAATAACCTATGTTTCCTAATCTTTTCGTAACCTTATACATGTCATAAGTATTAAACAAGTCTATTTCGTGTTCAACTGAGTTAAATATATTTGTGGCGTTTGCTGTTTTAACGCGGCCTTCCAAAAATATTTCTTTGACTCCAATGGTGGCCATGGCTGCAACAAACTCTAAACCAAAGTCATAGTCCTCACCGAATAACTCAGGTATGCAGCGTCTAGCAACAATTGTTTGAATTGAGTAAAGGTTACAAAAGGTTACAAAAGGTTCCAATGTGTCACGAGTCAATTTCATTTGCTGGATAGGTATTGGTATGCCATACGCTTTAGCCAGGTCAATTGACACTAGGCTTGACTCAATACCTATTACGGTTTTGCCTAACTTCTCCGCAATTTGAGTACCAAGTAATCCAGTTGAGCAGCATAAGTCCAAGACGTTATTGCCTTGGCCATAAAGTTTTACGGCGTTAAACATAATCTTATGGATATTTGGGTACTTCCCGTTTTTCCAGTCCTCAAGATATTCTGGCGCGTTAAACCTCATGCTTAAATACTTAACCCTTGTTCTCTAGCCCATTGAGTACCAGCCTCACCACCGACAGGGCCTTCGCCTGGATACCAAGCGTGGCTATAACCCCAATCCTTTATCTTTTTTGCGGCAAAAATACCCTCTTGAGCCAATGCGTCCACTTCGTCCAGGTTTGCCCCAATTTCTTTTGCGACTTGCTCACGCGTCCAGCCATGCTCAGTAATTAAAGACGTCACTAGATTGTGCATTTCAATAGCAACGTGTGTTCCCTTGGCGCGGTTAATGCGTACCGTAATAGCCATAGCAGTAGCGTCGTCAACTGGAAGCGTGGCTACTGGAACCTTGCCGTCGTAGCGAGCGCGTACCGCTTTACTGTCCTGGGATAAACGCCAGCGGTGAAAACCGTCAATGATAAGGCCAGTCTCGTTAGTTAAAATTGGCTGTATCCAACCTGTACTAAGTAAAGAGTGTTCAAGTAGTTTTAATTCCATTTTATGCACGCGGTTAGGGTTCCAATGATTGGCCCTTAACTCCTCAACGTTGCGCCAAACAATGTCGTTAATTGGGTCTTTCATATTTTCTCCTTCTTGACAATTAGTGGGAATATGTTGCGCTTGCCGCCCTCAGTCATAAAGTTTTTGAGTACGTAATCAAACGGGTAAAGTCCTGGGGATATTTTGGCCAACCCTTTTACGCGGCCTAGTTCTTTCATGGCTTTTTTGAACTGGCGCTCGTCAGTAATGTTTTCTTGTATCCAGAGTTCAATAGAGTCAAACGACGTGGCGTACTGCCTAATAATTGCCTCTTTGTCTAATTCTTTGTAATAACGCTCTTGAACAATAATTTCAGGAAACACCTCAATAATTGCTGCATAAAGGTCAGGGTCATACTCGCGTGTTTTGCCAAATTCTCTGGAGGCTTCGCTTGTTATACCGCTTGCCACTCTAAATTGACGTCGCGCCCATAACTGGTTGTCGTAAATAGGACAATATTTAATATCGTTGTCATAAAAATACTTAAACACGTCATTTTCAACCCAGTCATAAATCGGCCTGGCTAAAACTCCTCTTGGACTACTGCACGCGTTAATATAATTCTCGTTAAGTTTATTTACGCATGACCTAAATCTAATCATTGACTCAGCGGCGCGTACTCCAGTAAGTATTGCTACCTTCCCAGGAAAGTTGCGAATCATTAAGTCGTCTGCGGAATACTGTGTAAGTGGAGTGTTGAGCGGTATATCTAAATCTTTCTCAGTTAAACCCCACTCAGGTTTTGGTCTTACCCATTGACGGTCAGGGTCCCATTGTGTGTAGTCCATCATTTTGCCAAGAATAAATTTGTGCGATTGCAGCGGTACTGTCCACCAAGCAAGGTCAAGCCAAGGCTCGTCCATATATCCACGGACAAAATCAACAACTTGTTGGTGGATTACTTCCTCATCACGGAAAACTGCGTGTACTTTTTTTAGACCGCGTTCTAATGCAACCTCTTTAGTGACATGCAACAGTGCAAGAGAGTCTTTACCGCCAGAAAATGCAACGACTACGCTGTCATGCGTATCGTAAATATGGTGTAAACGTTTTTTTGCTTCATCATAAACGTTCGCCTCAATATAGCGTTTATATCTTGGCATGCTTATCCGTAAATTAGATTATCGGTACCTTGAGGGCGCCAAACATCGTCTGGGTGGTAATAGTTCAACGGAATAGTTACTCGCCACTTACCTTCTGGAATAGACGGCACTCTATGGCGTAATTCGCGGCCATACATAACCCATAAATCACCTGGCTGGTTTTCTAAATTAAATACTGAGCCGTCACGCGCTTCAATTTCAGTACCGTAATTGCCTAGGGTCTCGGTGGCAATAAGTAACGCTGTCAATGGATTAGTGTCACGGTGCCAACCTTGCTGGTCTCCAGGGCGGTCATAAACTTTGAGCGTTACGGTGCTTCGTGGATAAGGTGAACAAATTACAGGGCGTTCAATTAACTCTGACAAAAATAACCTGGCACCTTGATACAAACCAAAAATTTCAGGCAATACTTTTTCCGCTTCAAACGCGTCTGCAATTTTGCCGTGACGCTCTCCACCTTCATCTAATTCTTTTGCTTCAATTACAGGGCGGTCAATTCTTGATTGAATGCCAGCCTTGGCCCGCTCAGCCCACTCAAGAGCAACGTTAGGTTCAACAAACCCTTTAATCAACACGCCGCCTTTGAGTTTTAACTCATCTTGATATTTTTTCAAGGTACTCATGACATAACCTTTCTCAAGTGCAATGCCATGCGCGCTGCATTTGTTTGCCCTTCGGGTTCTTGCAATCTTAGCCATTTCAAGTAGTTATGCCAAACGACTTGCTGTTCCTCAGTATCAAAAATAATGTCGTAATGAATAATCGGGGTACCTAAACCTGCCGTTACGCCGTTTTCTTGCATTTCAGGCAAAATTCCAGAGACTTCGTTAAGTAACGCACTTAATGACTCAGCGTCATAGCCTGTACCTTTAATTGAGGGTAGCGACTTTAACATTTCAGCCAAAAGGTCATAGTCATAAGTTGAGGCGTCACTTGTACGGTTGTCGGCTAAAACAATTCTTTTAGCGCCTTCATCGTCAACATCAACTTCCACGGTTTCAATAAAGTCCCAACCTAATTTACGGGCTGCCTTGAGCGTATGGTTCCCGACTAAAACGTACCCAGTGCTTTCCTGGACAACTATCGGCTTGTATTGCCCATTAACTTTCAACGATTCAGCAATAGCGTCAATATCGCCTTTACGCGGGTTCCCTGGATACTCTTTAAGAGTTTCCACCAATGCTGTTACTGTCTCCATTTTCGCCTTTCGTAAGCATTAACCTGTAATCAAGTAAATCGTCCATGCTTTCCATGAGCAAGGTTTTACGTTGCCATGTTAAGCGATTGCCGTAGCGGTCTTTTAACTGCTCAGCAAGGTGCCCCATTGCCTCATCTAGTTCAGCAAGGGACACTTCCTCGGTAATGTTCACCGAATAATCGTAGCGTCATTTTTTGCGATTGAGGCGTTTTTGGTGGTAAACGTCAACCAGGTCTTTTGGATAAAAAACCTTTTGCCCTACCTTTTCTGTCCATTTCAACGTCCCGCGGTGCTGGAGTTGGTGCAAGTTGTTAAAGGTTATGCCTAGGAGGTCAATAACTTCTCTAGCGCTGTAATGGTTTTCTACCATGGTGCGCTGTCCTCTTGAACTTGGCGAGCGCGTGGTGCGGCTTTAATCAAAAGACCCACCTCAGTCGCCGTAATTTCAAGACTTGTTTTTTCCAGTAAGTCTTTACCTGTGTAAGTGCTTTGTTTGAGTTTGCCTGTCACTAGAACCGCGTCACCTTTTTTCAAACGGTCTGCTACGGCTTCCGCTTTGTCTCCAAAAACCGTAACCCTAAACCACATTGTCTCGCCGTCCTCTCGGACACCGTTCCGCATAGTTGAGGGAGTGTGGCCAATGCTAAAAGAGGCAATCGCCAAACCGTCTTTTGAAAACTTGAGTTCTATATCTTTACCTAAATTACCAGTTACGGTAGTTAGTGCTTCCATTATTCTGCCTCCGTTTTATTTCCGTTGTCATCAAAATAAACCATTTTGCCGTTTGGTTGTCTTACTGCTACTTCATGCGGTTCTTTCCATGCGCTCACCATATATCCCTTTTCTGTTGCCATTTCAGGGTTTAAGTGAATACTGTCAGTTCCAAGATTGTGGCATTTGTGGTGGACGGCCATTAAATTACTAACGGTGTCCTTGCCTCCTCTTGACTTTAATTTTCTGTGGTGCAGCGCGTAGTCGTCAGTTAAGTCCCAACCGCAAACTTCACAATATCCTTTAGCACGCTCTACAACTTTTGCAACAATTTTTTTATCCACGGTGTCTCCAGATAGTTACAAGAGCAACCGCAATAATTACTAATTGCCAAGATAGTTCATAAATCATTTGGCGCGTCACTCGTCGTCCTCATCATCATCAAAATAAGGAACGTGCGTTGGGTCTTTACTTGGCGCCCAGTCTGGATTAGGTATTTCAATTATGGTCACGTCGCCCCCTGTCTGGGGATACTGTAACCGCTTACGCCTTAATTCGCAACTAAGCCTATCTTTGGGAAATAGTTGCCTGGTTGTTCTTGGTAAGGGGTAGGCGCGTAGTATTGAAACTTTTTAAATTCTTCAATACATTCATAACAAACGTGCTTTCCGTTATGCAGGTTTAGTCCTAAGTAACTGGTTTTGTCACACAATACGCATTTCATAGTGCAAACTTCATTTCTACGTTCTGGTAGCAACTTGCCTGGTAAGCAATCTCGCCAATTTCATCACAAAACACGCCTTCTACTTCACCCTTTATCGTAACCTTGCCAGCGCGGGTATAAATACGTCGTACTGTGTAAGTGTCGTTAGCGGCTAGGTCAACGGTTACTGAGTAACCATGAGCAACAGGTAGGGTAATTCCAGTTTCACGGACTGTAATGCGTCCGCCGCTAATTGCAAAAATATTCATCATGCCAATTTGATCTCTTAGGACTGTGGCGTCGCAATCTCTAAACATTATGCACCAACTTTCAAAGTGTTTTTTGCTTCAACATATTCAGCCAATAAAGCCAAAATATGTATCTGCTTAGTAGCGCTTTCAGCATTATTTCCTAGGCAATTTGTTGCCTTAAATAACATCTTTTCAAAACTGTAAACTGTATCTTCTGCGTCATAAATATTCATTGCCTTCTCCTTTTGTTTATTGGGGCGGTTGCTCCAATAAGTAAAGATTACCATAACTGGTTACGGTGTCAACCGTATGAAGGGTCTTTTTTTGTGGTGTTGCTCACACTTTTAAGACCTGAGAAGTCAAGTGCCAGCCGTCACAGACAGGGCATAAATAGGCTCTTGCTTCATATTTGGTGCGTCGTTTTTTGTTGAGCATTATGAACATGCTTCGCATGGTCTCGGCGCTGGCGTTATCTGGATACCGTCGTTTAGAATTGCAGGCCGCAACTTCTTTAGAATTCAATTGCAAACCAAAATGGGCCAAAATCAAGGTTGGCTCCGTATTTGTCTATGACGAGGCCAAGTCCAAAACGGCGGCCTTTTCCAATAACTAAAAATACGGTTTTGAATTGTTTTGTGTAAATCATGCTTTATCTCCTTTAATAATGTCAATGGCTTTTTGGACTAGGCGTCCTTCAAACATGTTGTTGCAGCGCTCGCAAACGCATATAGGAAGCATTTTGTATTCAACTTCATTAGCAATTTTGTCTCGGATTTGTTGCTCAAGTTGTAACCTGAACGCACTGTTATTGCACTCAGTACAAGTCTCGTCATTACAGTCCATTTTTTACCTCATCTTGTAGTAGTTGCATTGCTTCTAGGGCCTCGTCAATTGAGTCATAAACGGCCAGATAAAAAGACTCTTTGTCTCCCGTGGCTTTTATTGTGTATGGGTGCGGTAAGTCACTGGCAAACAGTTCAATAGTTTTCCAGGCAAACATCTTGTTTTTTCTTTTATACGTAATCAAGTTTGTCATTGGTGCGCCTTTCTTAATGGTGGTTGTAGTCAATTTGCTCAGTTCCGTCCCAAACGTGTGCGTAGGTGTAGTCATTTGGTTGGATATATTCACGTGTAATTTCATAATCGCCAAGCAAGCCGTTCCAACTTTGTATAACGTTGGTCTTAATTTTGCGCTTCAAAACAATTGGTTCCCAAATATCGCCGTCAATATGGTAGTTACGCTCAGTGGCAACCTCATCTGTTGGCATTATTCGGCGGGCGTCATAAAAGTCACCAAGTCCAACAACCTGGGACTTTAATTTTTCTACCGTCACGGTAGTTGCTGTTCGCTTAATAACACGGTAAAAGTCTGAGATATTTGCTTCGTATCCCCAACTGGCTAACAAAATATCGCCAACCTGCATTGTCTTGCTCAACTCAACTTCACGTATAGTCATTAGAGAGCCTCTACTGTCTCAAAATGCACTGTGTATTCGCCAGTCTGAAAATTAAAGCCTGTAACCTTAATCTGCTTTGTTTTTGTGTAACCAATATTTATTTTCATTTGAGCAATACGGGCTTCGTATTCTGCGGGTGTGTATTTTTTCATTTTTCTAACCTTTCGTTTTATTAGTGCGTTTGCTCTAATAAGTAAAGATTAGGGTAACTGGTTACGGTATGCAAGTCCCTGACGTATTTATTTTTGTGGTGTTGGTCACACTAATACCAGCCGCGCCGAAGGTGGAAACTCCAGGCTGAGCAAGGATTCCCGTAACGACTTTTAACATATTCGACCCCTTCATGAACCTGGGTTTCTACGGATTCTTTTGGACTCAAATTGAGTTTTTGCGGAATACCGCCAGCGTGGAGTTTTACGCGCTTGCCGTCACGGATTTGGTAAACAGGTGTTTTATTAAACGCGTCGGGACGCCAGTTGCTTTCGGCCGTCCATAATGACTTCAAACATTTCCATTGAGCGCTGCCCCAACTATGCGTCTTAATATATTTTTGAGCATATTGTTGAGCCGCCTCAGGAGTTCTGGAGACAAATTCATTGCGCGGTGCTTTTGCTTCCGCGGGTGCTGCAAAACCAAACCCTACCGACAATGCGGCTACTAAAAGGATTTTGGCTAAACGTATCAGCGGACTACTTTCGCCGCTTCCTTTCCGACAATTTCGGCTGTTACCAGTTTCAAGTTTGTGGTCATAGTGACCTCCTTGGTAGGGGGCAGTTCTCGTCCTAGGATAGCGCAAACTACACAATCGTTGGAAGTGTGTCGCAATTGTCCGCAGGTGCAGTAAATAATCACGCTGTCAACGCTCATAATTCTGTTGCCTTTAATACGGCTTGTAAGCGCCCTGAACGGCCCGCTCTACGTTCTCCAGTGTCAACTACTAGCCCATTTCGCTTAAGGCTTGCAGGACGAGCAGTAATGCTTGAGTAACTAAATCCAGGGAATAACGCCAGCAATTCATCAGCGGTTATGCCTTTGTGTCCAGACGCGCGTATGGCTTCATAAACCATTTGTTCAAGTTGAGACACGGGTAATTCCAGCGCGGCTTTAACGCTGGTATCTGGAGCGCCATTGCGGAAAAGTGGTACGGAGTCAAAAGTCATTTGCTCAACCATTGCTTTCCTCATTTTCTTTTGGCGCTTCGTAACCAGCAAGCAACAAGGATATTTCGTAATATGGTTTTATTTTGCTTAGGAAATCAGTAAGCGCTACCGCAATTACTCTGTCGTCGTCCAGTTCAATAGCCTTTTTAAAATTTTTAGACGCATGTTTCAAAAAAGAGTGCAACGCTAAACGTGCTTCACCTTCCGTTTGTACTTGTTTACTCATAATCGCCACCTATGTTTCTCATGTTTACGTCTCCATTATCTTTAATGAACACGGCGTTCCAACCAGAGCGTTCCTCACATCTATCGCATGCAAAAATTGAGTCCATATTCTGTACGGGATACTCGTAAAGTTTGTTTGTGAACCCGCCAACTGTTCCACAGTGGTAACAGCGTCGTTTAATCATTTCGTCGCGCCCTTTCTTTTCCTCCAATACGGTACCGCTTGAGGTTGGATTTCACAAAGATTGGGTTGGGAGACTCAAGTAGTTTTTCAAATTCTGGCCAGTTGGCTTTCTCAAAACAGTCATTGCACCAACGTTCAAAACCCCATGTCCATGCTTGGCAACCTTCGCAACGGTTAAGATTGCTAGTCATACTCAATTGTCCCGTCTGTACGGTGCGCGGTTTCGGCGCTCCATAATGGTTGCATTTTATTATCTGCAACTTCTTTTGCTTCCTCAGCGCTTTCAGCGTAAACTTTTATAGTTTTTTCACTGATAATCAATACGTTGTACCAATTTTTGTTACTCATCTGTCGTCCTCACCTTCACGGCCATAGTCATATCCTTGGCGCACGTAGTTATTCCAGACCCGTTTTTTAATGCTTTCATCAGTGCCGTAAAGTTTGCCTTCACAATCACCCATTTCATGTCCGCAACATGGGTAGTCCTCGCATGCCATTACTTTCCACCCCATATCTGCGCTAGTTCACGGGCGGTAATTGGTCGGTTTGCTTCTGGAGTTTGCGCGTAACAATCAACGCATAGTCGGTTTGGAAACGCTGCTAGTGGGTGCAAGTCATTTAAACATTTTGAGCATTTCATTAAATGTTTACCTCCACGTTCTTGAGTGGAGCAACTTCGGCTGCTATCTGCTTTTTGCAACATGCCTTAATTGGGCTGTAACTATCTGCTTCGTTAATTACTGCCTTGTTCCAGACTTTAATATTATCGGCGTCTGTAAGGTAATCCCCTGCTAAATCGCTAAAGGCTTCCATTGCAAATTCAACGTAACTGTTTCCCTTGTAGCAAATTTCAAAACCGCGGGCAATAAAGCGGGCAATATCTAAACAACCTTCTGCGTGTACCTGGTACTTATTTCCTCCATGGCCTTCTAACATTTCAATAACTACTAAACCTTGTTCTGCTTTAACTTCAACGCTTGTATTCATTTTTTTACTTCTCTCTGTTTGGGGCCGTTGTTGGCCTGTTAAGAGAAGATTAAGGTAAGTGGTTACGGTTTACAAGTACCTGACACAATTATTTTTGTGGTGTTGGTCACAAAGTATCAAGCGTGATTGTCACTCCAGGCTCACCGTAAGTTTTGGTTGAATTTATTGTGACAACTTGACCGTCGTCCACGTATGCAACTCCAGTAAGCGAGTCAAGAACCGCGCGAATTAACTTATCAAGGTCAGGTGCAACGTAGGGCAAGTTTCTGCGGACTGTTTTAGGGCGTGGCAAACGGAAGTCAATTGTCATTTCAACTGGATTTGGTACTGGAAAACAACCCGCTTTACGCGCTGCTATCGCAACCATTGTTCGCCAGAGAATTAAAGCCTCACCGCGACTATGCAAAACACGTCCGTTGATAACTTTCATTGAACCCTGGGTTACTGGGTGGCCCTCAACCTCAAATTTAATCACTTATGTCAAGCGGGATAATATCGTCATGGCCAAAATTTTCCCAATGACCACGCCCACTATTGTCAATTAAACTCATTGTGACGCCTGTAATTTCGTCATTGAGGTTAGTAATTGTCATGCGAGCGCCTTTTAAATAAACGGCGTCGCCTGTTTGTAATTTCCACACTGGTATCTGTTTAACCATTGCTACCCCCGTAACCATAAGCATAACCTATAACGTAAGGTTATGCGTCCACGTTTCTAAATAAATTCTTAATCGCCTCAGGCATAGGAACCGCGTTAGCCTGGCGTTCCCTGGCCTCCCTGTCTAAAGCCTCTGAACGCTCTTTTGCGGCCTGTTTATCCTTGTTGGCACGTGTTATGTCTGCCACCTGTTTTGCTTGCTCCCTGGCCGTAATCATCAAGGTATTAGGCGTCAAGGGTAAGCCGCTTTGAGCCACCATAGGTATCAAGATTTCAAGGTACTCAACCGTAATATCCCGCAACGCTAATTGAATCTGGCCAGCAATCATTTTCCCAGTGGGTTTAACTGGAGCATTTTCTAAATTGTCAAAATAAAGCGCAACCAGTTCTTGCATTTTAGATATTTCTTTTACAGGTGTCGGCAACTTGTTGCCGTTGTCTTTTATATTAAAGGTTCTTATAGGTTGTCCCCAAGCGGATTTGGGGAGTTGACCCGTTGGATTTGGGGAGTCAACGTTTTCACTACCCAAATCATTTGGGGAGTCAACCTGCCCTGTGGATAACTTTTGTTTAGACTTTTCCCACCTTTCAAAATCCGCGTCAAGGTCTTTGTGATAGTTGGGTTTTGGTTTAAGAGTTTTTGGCACCGTCAATTTGTATTGAGTGGCGTGTTTTGAGGTGTTGCCTTTACGCTCAATTATCAAATAACCTTCTTGAACCATTTCGTTTACAACTAAGCGGATATGCTCAGGCGTACATCTGGCTCTTTCTGCTAAACGTTTTTGACCTGCATAAAAATATCCGTCGTCGTTAGCGTGGTCAGCCATAGCCAGGTGTAGCAATAGTTTTTTTCCCTCAAAGTGTGAGTTTTCCCAAACCCAGGTCATTAACTTAATGCTCATGCTTCCGCCTTTCGCGCTGTTGCGTAAACCTCTCTCAAAGATATGCCAAGAGAGTTAAGTTCTGTTAATCCTTGGCGCACTGTTGGCCCACCAAGTTTGCCCGTCTTGATATAAGCGCGTTCTTGAGAAGTCATTGCTCCCCATAAACCGTACTGTTCATGCTTAAACGCATATTCCAGACACTTTTTTTGAATAGGGCAAACCGCGCATACGGCTCGCGCATACTCAGTTTTCACTAATCGCCTGTCTTTTGGCTCGTCGTCCATTACGTAAAACGCATTAGTGCCAATGTCTTGACAATTTGCTTTTTCCCAATGAACGTTTTTGTAATCTACAACAAACTCGGGCAACCCACTTCTCCTGACGCGTCATAAAAATTGCAGTATTTGGAGCAGAACTTAACATTTTTTTCTGGCGCTGGTTTTGTCTCCATGTTTTCAATTTTTTCCAACCAGTTCAAACCACGTAAACCAGTTTCTCGGTTATAGGTAGTACGCCAGGCTTTAATGTCTGCCATTTCGCCGTCACGTGGTATTGCAACAAGGCAAACTTCATTAACTTTATGGCCCATTTCCTCCATTAAAACGCCATAGACTTGCACCTGCAACGTTTGCTGCTCGGAGGGAAAGTAACGTAATGATTTCTTTTTTGTAGTTTTCCAGTCCACCACCAAACCAGCGCTGCGGATAAATAAATCTACGTGGCCAGTACGCCCTAATCCTTGGACGGTTTCCTCAATTAAAAAGTCGTCTCCAAAAGGGTCCTCAAGTGCAATGGCTTCTGCAATTGCGGCATGGATAGCGGTTCCAAGGATTGCGGGGAGACCGTCTGTTTGATTTGTATGCGGCGTATCGTGAGACGCGTGCCAAACTCGCCTTGAGCAATCTCCAATACTTGAAGGGCCAAGAGCCTTTTGTTGAGAACGTGGTCTTTGGTTGTCATGTGTCTCCAATGCGCTTCGTAGTAATTTATTTATATCTGTGGTCATAAGTTCATTGCCGCCCTTACGCTAGTTCCAATTGAACGTGCTATATCAACTTGTTCACGGAGTCTCTGGGAATTACCCCTAGCCGCTCTTACCTTGGCTTCTGCAATTGCTAAACGTTGGGCCAATTCCTCATTTACTACCAGCGCCCTGTCCTCTCGTTCTCCAACAGTTTTAACGCCTTGGCTACCTAAAACTAATCTTGATTTTGCTAATGCAATTTCGTAACTGGCTTTAGATATGTAATATTCCAACTCAGCAGCCTCTAAATCTTGTTGCGCTACGTCAACTTCTTTAGATAAGTTTTTAAGTTTTTGCTCAACTTCATCTGGAGTAATTGTCATGCAGCACAACCCTCATGCGGTTCGTTGTAATTAAATCCGCAAAAGTAGCAACCCATAAACTCTAAACACCTGTTGCATTTATGTTTGAATTGCAATGCGTCGCAACAAATATGTTGCTCAGTAATTATCGTGTAGTAATCAGTTTTATTTATGGTTGGCATTGGAGTTGTCCTCAATCATTTTTGAGCAAGAGCCGTAACCTAACGCATTTCCTGACGGCCCTACGTAGCAAACGTCACGTGTCGCATAAGTAAATAAACTAATTACTAATACAACCGCTGTCCATAAAACAATCCAACCGCGTCGTGTAAGAGTTTCATACCAGGGTTTCATGTTAACTTCCCAAATATTGCGTTAACCATTGTTGAGGCTTGCTCTTTTGTGTAACCAATCTGCTCAAAAGAGTCAATTAAATTATTTTTTAGATATTCAATTTGTGTCATTTAACGGCCTTCTTTCCCTTAGCAACTTGTCGGTTAATTGCAGCCTTAAGAGTATCTTTTTGGACTGGTACGTCAAGCAACGCGGCCTGGTCACTCCAAACTTTTTTTAATTCCTCAATATCAACAATGTTTGCAACTGAGTCAATCCAATCACTTGCCGCCGCTATTTCTTTTTCATCATAAACGCGGGCAATTGGTACAACAATCGGCGCGGCACTTTCTTGGATACGTTGCGCCTTTTGCATTTCCTCACGGCTAGGGCGCGTCTTGCTAGGGTTTTCCAAATTGGTACCTTGGTAATTAGCGTCGGCTAATGCGCGGCCAATTGCGGACGTTAACGCATTTTCTAAGGCTGAGGACTTGTTCACCATGCCGTTGCCAACAATCTCCTCGGCATAATCTTGAGCCTTCAAAATATCGCCGTACCAAATTTGCGCCTGGACTACGTATTGCTTAGGAGCGCCATTGTCGTCACGGTGTATGTCAACAATGTTGGTAATAACTCGCATGTCAGGGTGTTCCGCATGCGCTCGCGCTAAACGGTTTGCAACTGGTTCATAATTATCTAGGTTAAAAGCCATTACGCCACCGCCTTTTCTATTAAATCAAAGCCGCACATTGCAACCTTGTATGCCTTATCGTCAATTTCAATTTCATCTCCAACACTCAAAGACGTATGGGTGCGGGTCGGGGACAATAGCGGCTCAATTACGTTCCAAAGATTGCCGCGCTGTATGTTGGTCTGCGCGTAAACAACTTCTAGGAACATATCAAGGTTGTCCTCAGTAATTGCAAAATCTGCTTCAAACTCAACCGCACTTATGTAACGGTTGGATTCTGGGTCGTTGCCAAACGCTTTCCAGGTAATTTTAATTTTGGTAGTCATTAGGCGGCCACCGCCTTTTTTACGCAAATTTCAGAGCAATAACTTTCAGGAGTTTTTTCGCCTTTTACGGTTTTGTAATAGGTACTCATGCCATGGTAAAAATCAGCAGTATTACCGCATAAATCGCAAACAAAAATTAACTTAACGCGGTCTGCAATCCTGGCGCCATTTTGGTCAACTAATTTGTAACTCATTTACTTGCCTTTCTGTTGGGGCTGCGTCGCAACCTGTTAAAGCAAGACTAAGGCAAGAGGTTACGGTTTACAAGCATTTGACCATGTGATAAACGTCACAAAAATAATTGCCCAATAGACTTGCTTTCGTAACCAGTTATGGTATTCTTTACTTACTAGGGCAACAAGGCCCCATAACAAGAAAGGCAAAATAATGAACGTTACACAGTTACCAGGTGACACCCATATTGTTACCTTAAAGCCAGTTAGTTACGTAGCAAGAGAATTTTTTGGAGATATACGCCTTGAAGTACGTGACGCTGAGGGTAATGAAATACGCATTAGTTTTGAAAGCAAACAGGCTTACGGCATGTTTTTAGACAACTTATGTAATGCACAGGAAGGGAATTAATAATGAACGTATTTGAACTAGCCTGGTATTTTGAAGGCGAAACCGCTGCAAAAGATGTAAAGTTTGCCACAATTTTTGCGACCAGCATGGAGGCCGCAAAAGAAACTTGGTTGGCCACTGAGCCTAAAGCCAAATTTTTAGACGCGCTGAGCAAAAACCTTAACGCGTAACCAGTTACCCCTGCTACGGCAGGGGTTTCTGCTGCCCTCTTGTATTGACCGTAACTTGCTTTATGATGAGGTCATGAGCGCCTCAATTCAAATAAGCATGCACCAAGTCTGGGTAGAGATTAACTCCACCGCAGACCACCCTGACGCCTTGCATGACATGACGGCGCGAGCGCAAGAGGCTTTAACGTTTGCAATAGGACTCGCAAAAGACAATAACATTGACATTACAACTAAAAATGTTTGGGTTGACGACGATATAGACGATTAGCCTCTAGCGACTTGAAGGCTTCCAAAAGTTTCTTGACCTTGTTTCTTTTTAAGGTGCTTTATGTTATTAGCCACGATACCAACTTTATTTGAAGGCATAAGTGCAGCCAAAATATCTGACTCCTCTTGGTCGTAATAACCAGCCTCAACTAAAGAATCCATTGACGGAAAGACCTCCGCATGCCTATCTAACTTTTTATTAACTAGGTGGTCTTGCTTGCCACCCATTGAATAAATTAAAACTAAGTTTTGCGGCAATTGAAATTTTTTTGTCATTTCAACTTCTTTTGTATAGGCGTAAAAGAAAACGTCTGGGGTTTGCTCTATAACTTGCAACCATTGTTTGAAATAGTTACGGGTAAAAAAGTCTCCTGAGTCGTGAATACGGACTGCCTTGCCACCCCAATTAAGCCAATTCAATTGAAACTCAGTTAATGAGGACTGGTTTAACAAGTCGTAATAGCGGGCCTTGGTTTGAGTTGGCCTGTATCTTTTAGAACGTAACTCCATAACCATTTCATTGACCCAGTCACCCATGACAAATTCAAGGTTTCTTTTGTGAGCCGCTTTAACGTTAGAAAAGTTGTAAGTTCCAGAACGGGCATAACATAACTGAGCGCACGCCCCTGCATTAGGACAAACTAAAACGTTTAATCCATTATCAAGTTTTGCTGCAAGCGCGGGAAGTGTCCACGTGAATATACCGTCCGCTCTTAACTCGCTGTTACCATTTGTCAAATGATATTTCATTTTGAACCTCCCCAACCTCCGCCGCGAAATACGGCTGCAAAAGTAGAAAATTTACGGGCCGCGTCTTTACCGCATGCCTGGCAGACAATTGCTGGAGCAGCGCCTTGGTGAATTGAAAATTCATATTCCGCCACAGTGTTGCAGTTTGAACATTGATATTCATAGACCGCCATTAGTCCAACCAAACCTTGTAACTTGCCGTCACGCGACCTTTATTTGGGTCAATGAAATGCAACCGCTGTGAAGGTGTTGCGCTTGCTGCCAGGTTTACACCCGCGTATCGGTTATCGGACTCAGTTGAGCCAGTTTGATAAACGGAACCTAATCCGTTGGCCATAGCCCATTCTGCGTGAGTGTGATAATGCCCAATATAAACGTCTCTAAATTCCCACGGATACGAGCCGCTTCGCCAACGGTTAGCGTGCTGCACAATTGCGCCTGGACTAGCAAAACCATTACGACCAACCTCGTCACCGTGAATTAAAAGCGCTCGGTAATTGCCAATAACTACACGTTGAATATCCTCAGGACAATCCTGCCAGGTAAGACGCTTTTCATTTTGTAATAATTGTTTAGCCAACTCGTAACACATACGGTCAAAGTTATCTGAGCGCGGGACGTTATCTCGCTTGCTACCTATGCGGCCATGGTTTCCCCATTCGGGTACCACAGTTACGGTTTCAAAATTAGTTAAGGCATATCGCACTACGTCCACGCATAGTCTGGAGACGTTTACGTATTGCTCAAAAAGAGTTGAGTCAATCTCAAACGCTTGTCCAGGAAAATTGAATAGACCTTCAATCATGTCGCCGCCAAACATGATTACGCAATCTTTAACAGGGTGGTCTGCTCTTTGAATTTCTGTAATCTTGACCGCTTTTTCCATGTACTGCATTACGCGTTGTTCCATAATTTTTGAGTCATAGGACGTAGTGCGCTTAGCACCTTGCCAGTCCGTCATGTGCATAAGTGCAACTTCTCCAGTTTTTTTGCCTTTTACTGGAGTCGGTGCATTAACTGGGTTAATTGGCCCCGCGCTGAGAGTTGCGTCGTATGCCGCGTTATGAGTTGCTTCTACTAAATCGTCAACTTTTTGTTTGGTTTCCATGAGTTTTTTTTGAGTCCGCATGAGCGCTTTACGCAATTCAATAATGTCATTAGACTCAATGCCTTCTGGAAGTTCAGAAAAATGTTTGTCAAGACCCATTGAGTATCTCCCTAGCGTGTTGTATGTAACCGACTTTGTCGTCCCAGGAATCTTGATAAAACGGATTGGCTATGCAGCGAACTGATTTAAGACCGTCCATCATTAAAGCAACTACGTGTGGTTGAATATCAGGGATATTTAATAAGGCTCCCCAAATACGCCCAATTGTCATAAAATTTTGCTCAGCGTCACCATAGATTTCTTGACGGTGGTCAAGAATATCTTTTATTTTTTCTGACACTTACAACTGCCTGACCTGTGACCTTGTATTGCCTCGTTGCTAGTTTTGTAACCTTCTGAGCGAAGCGCTCGCAAAATAATACGTTGCGAATAACCTTTGTCCCAGGCCGCCTGGAGAGCCTCTTGCTCATCTTTAGGCATAGCGTCAACCATTACTTGATAAACGCATTTAGTGCCGTTTACGGTTTCGCTTATTTGTTCTATTTTATCTGCTAGTCCCATGTTGCCCCCTTTACGGGAAAGCGTACCAGCAACTTCACGCCAACGTGTTCTACGACACGCGTTAAATAATTCCTATATTTTCAAACTCGTCAATGGCGTCGTCAATATCTCTGGCCAACGGAACAATGCTTGTAAGTAATGTGTCCATTTTTAATGCCTACAACTTGAGCGGGATACTTCCCCTTACCCCGCTCAAGCAATAGCGCTATTTAGTTTTAGCGACAGGCTTCTTTTTAATAGGAGCCTTAGCCACTTTATTTAATTCAATTTCAACAACGTCAGCGACCTTGCCGAAAGACGCGTCTTTTGGATTGGCGGCACGTAGGGCAACTGGTAATACGGCGCT